ACTGACCCGAGCCGGTCGCAAGCTCTATAAGGACGCTCGCGGCCGGTTTATTTCACGCGCTAAGTACGAACTGGAACAACGACGCGGCCCCGGTGGCCGCTTTTTATCGCGTGCGGGCGCTACTCGCCAGCGCGGTGTCGAGTCGTATCTCCGCGCCCAGCTGGGCGCTCCGCCAGCGGGCAAGACCTGGGCACAGATTGCCAGCAAATACCCGGAGCGGTTCATCGACTATCTGCAGGAAGCCGGAGCATGACGAAAAAGAAGGCACGCAAGAAACGCACGAAGAAGGCCGCTCCGCCGCCCTCGAACAGCATCGAAAAGCTGGTCGGCTGGCCCTGGCCCCTTCGCCCTTACCAGCAAAAGGTCGAAGACAAGTTCAACCTCGGCATACAGCGGCACCTTCTTATCTGGCACCGCCGCGCCGGAAAGGACGTGTTTTGCCTGTCGAAAGCCCGGCAGGAATCCCTGAAGCGCATCGGCGCGTATGTTCACTTCTTCCCGAAGCATATCCAGGGTCGTCGCGCGATATGGCAGGGCATTGACCCGAAGAAGGGCGCCCGCTTTATCGACGTCGCTTTCGGTGACATCGAAGCCGACCGCAACAACACCGAAATGTTCATCGAGATGATGAACGGCAGCACCTGGCAGCTGCTGGGCAGCGACAACTACGACCGCGTCGTCGGTTCCAACATCGTCGGCGCCTGCTTTTCCGAGTGGGCACTGTGCGACCCGCGCGCCTGGGACTACATTCGCCCGATGATTTTGGAGAACAACGGCTGGGCGGTGTTCATCACCACTTATCGCGGCCGCAACCATGCCTGGCAGATGGTGCAGCAGCTGAAAGACAACCCGGAATGGTACGTGGACGTCCGCGACATTCACATGACGACCGACATCGACGGCAAGCCGATCCTGACCGACAAGGACATGGAATCCGAGCGCGCGGGCGGCATGTCGGAAGCCATGATGCAGCAGGAATACTTTTGCAATCCTGAAGCCGTGGCCGAGGGTTCCATTTACGGCAAACAGGTGGAACAGCTGCGCAAAGACAAGTCGCGGCATCAGGCCGTGTGGAATCCGAACAAGCCGGTGTATGCGGTATGGAATTTCGACCTGCCGATATTCGCCAGTTGCGTGTACGTGCAGCCGGGACCGACCCCGGTGGTGCTGGACGCGCGCACCTGGGACTTCGTCACTCTGGGCGAGGCCATCGCGGAGTGCTACCGGCAGCCGTTCCCGGTGCAAAAGCACCTCATTAACGCCTATCAGTACGAACTGGTCGCACCGCTCGCGGACCTCGACATTTACCCGGAAGTTTCTCACCACAACGGCGAGTTTGCGGTTACCAGCGCCACGGCCTCGTTCCTCAATAGCTGCGCGATCCAGGGTGACAAGTGCGGCCTGCTGCTGGACGCCCTCGGTGGTTACGTACGCAGGGAGCGCTTCGATGCGCAGTCGGCTGATCTCGTCTTCAGCGAGAACCCGGCGGAATCCTGGCATTGCCAGCTGTCCAGGGCACTGGAAACCTGGGCGACATGGGACTACTATGCACAGGGGAACACCTGGTCGAAAACGCCTGATTACAGCGTGCAGGACCGCATCGCGAGGACGATTCTTTGAAAGACACCTCAACGCTCGCGCAGAAACTGCGCACCCAGCTGCAGCACTGCGAAGGCTTCGACGGCGACACCGTCAGCAAGGCACGCGAAGACGCTCTTAACTATTACTTCCAGCGCGAGCGTGGCGATGAGGTCGTCGGCCGTTCCGCCGTTGTTTCCGGCGACGTCTCCGCGATGGTGGAAGCAACGCTCGCGCAGATGATGGAAGCTTTCAGCAGTGACCGCATTTGCGACTTCGACCCGCTCGACGCCGAGGACGAGACGCAGGCGCAGCTGGAAAGCGAGGCCGTGCAATGGTTCGTCATGGGCCGCGAGAACGGGTTCCTGGTGCTGCTGTCCGCCATTAAAGAGGCGCTATTGCTGCGTAACGGCGTCATCAAGATCGAAGCCGTTGACCGCACCGAGCGGCGCACCCGGCGCCTCGCCAACGTCGAACCGGTGGCGCTGGCCGAACTGATCACGCCCGACGAGGTGGTCGCGCACAAGTACGACGAGGACACAAAGGAACTGCACGTCACCGTCGAGGTGACCCGGCGCGAGTTCCAGATGCGCAGCGTGTCGCTGGAAAATTTCCTGTATTACTCCGACTGGTGTCACCCAACGCTCGAAGGCATCCCCATCGTGGCCGAACGCCACGTCGATACCCGCGCCGACCTGGTCGCGATGGGCTTCCCGAAATCGAAGGTGGACAGCCTGACCGCGCATAAGCACGACCTGAAAGCTGAAAGCAGTTCGCGCAATCCGCGCACCACGCGCAAGCCCACCGTGACCATCGACAAGTCGCAGGAACCGGTCGAATGGTACGAGATTTATATCCGCATGGGCACGTCCAGCGGTGTCGATGAACTGCACCGCATCAGCATGTCCTACGCCGACACCGTGATCCTCGAAGACGTGCCGGTGCCCTTCTGCCGCCTGGCTGCAGGGACGGCGATCCTGAACCCTCATCGATTCACAGGCATCAGCCTGTTCGACAAGCTGAAACAGAATCAGGACATTCGCACGGCCTTGCGGCGGGCGCTTCTCGACAATGTCAACGCGACAACCAAGAATCGCCTTGCAGGCCTCGACGGCATCGTCAACGTGGATGATGTCACCGACGGCCGCGTCAATAACATGATCCGCGTCAAGTCCACGGTGCCGGATATTCGCGCGGCCCTCATGCCGCTCGCGGTGCCCGACACCTCGGCCAATATCCTGGCGAATCTCGAATCCACGGCCCGCGAACGCAGCGAAATGGGCGGTGCGGCGCTGGATCTGCAGACCGCGCAGATGCAGATCGGCGGCGACCGCATGGGCAGCCAGGGCCTTGAAAAGGCCTACAGCGTGGCCGAGCAGTTAAGCGCGGCAATGATGAAAACCATATCCGCGACACTGATCCGCGACGTGTTCCTGCTGGCGCACCGCACGCTGCGCGAGTATTTCGACGAGCCGGTGCCGATCAAGCGCAACGGCAAGTGGACCTACGTGAACCCGGCCGAGTGGCCCGAGCGCATGAATGTCACCGTGAAGCCCGGCATGTCGCCCGGCGAGCGCGCCCGGCGGGCCAATGCGCTGGCGCAGATTATCGATTCGCAGCTGATGCTGACCGACAAGGGCATGGATGAAGTGCTGGTCGGCCTGAACGAGTTCAATCGTGCGCTGATGGATTGGGCGCGCCTGAACGAGGTGCAGAACCCGGAACAGTATTACATTGACCCGGAAAGCGACCGAGCGAAGGCCGCCCTGCAGAGCAAACAGAAACAGGCTGCCGACTTCGACATGCAGAAAAAGACGCTGATGCAGCAGGCCTTCGGCCTCGAACAGATGCGCCTGGCCTTCGAGAAATACAGGAACGACGCCGAACTGCAGTTCAAGTATTTCGCGGAAATCCTCGGCGTCGAGGTCGAAGAAGCCAAGATCGTCGGCAGCGCCACGGTCGATATAGCCAAAGCGAAACGGATGGCCGATGAACAAACAGGAACTGAAAACGGAAGCAACGGCGCTGGCACGGAATCGCCTGCTGCCAATGGTGCTGGAAGCGAGACGTGATACACTGTTCGAGACCTGGCGACAGTGCTGTGACCCCGAGAAGCGGGAGCAGCTCTGGCACGCACTGCGTCAACTGGATGAACTGGCGGGAGCCATAAGCGATGCAATCAGAGAACACGGCGGGAGCCAACCAGACGGATGAACAGCCGGGCATAGAACACCTGGCCGAACTGCTGACCGAAGAGGATTCGGGAGAAGCGGGAACCAATGGCGCGGGAGCGCGGGGCGAGGAACGCGGGAGCGAACAGCCGAAGCCCACAAAGTTCAACGACCTGGCGGGGAAGCTGGGGCTTGAACTGGACGACCTGTACAAGCTGGAAGTCAGCCAGGCCGAGGACGGCACTCCGGTGACCGTCGAAAACCTGAAAGACTACTACGGCAAGCAGGCCGACCTTTCGTTGCGAGAGATAGAGTTCGAGGAACGCCGAACGAAGACGGAAGCGGACCTGATGCAGGCGCAGCAGGAACTGCGCGAACTGATGGCGGCCCTGCCTGAAAAGGCCATCAAGCCGGAAGTGCTGCAAAAGGTGCGCGACAAGCATGACGCGCAGATGAAACTGGAACGCAGGCGAACGCTGGAAGTGATCCCTGAATGGTCGGACGAAAAGAAACGCACCGCAGACCTGGAAGGCATGTCGGAACACCTGAAGCAATACGGGTACCCGACAGACCACCTGGAGCGCGTGGCGGATCATCGTCAGATCAAGTACATCAGGGACAACTACCTGCGCGAGCAGCGCATCCGCAAAGCGCTCGAAGCGGTGCGGGCCGGGAAGCCCAATCCGACAAAGCCGTCAACGCCGACAGGCAAGGCCCCTCAGAAACGACCGCTGGCGGGAGTCAAGCGAGGAAACGCACGCAACAAACTCGAATCTGTTTTCTCTGATCTTGATTAAGGAACCCATACCATGAGTACCGCAAACCTCGACGCTGCAGACCTTGCAGCAGCACTGGCCGCACCGGGCCTGATCCGTGAAGACGTCATGGACACGGTGTACAACCTCGACGAGGGCATCCCGACGCCGTTCACCGACATGGTGCGCAGCGGGTCGCACTCGAACCCCTACTCGGAATGGACCGAGGACGACCTGACGGCCGTGGACATCACCAACGCGGTGGTGGACGGCGCCGACGCATCCGGTAACGACACGAAGCTGGGCGTGCGGGTCGGCAATCGTCAGCAAATCTCCGACAAGACGGTGCGGATTTCGCACGTCTCCGAGGCCATCAACAGCATAGGCTCGATCGGCCGCATGGCTTACC